GTAAAACGGAGTGAGAGAAATGGCGAAAGTTCCCTCGGGCACGGTGCCCGTGAAAGTGAAGGCCAAGACCGTCTATGGCGGCAAGACCTACAAGCCGGGCGAGATCGCCCATGTCGACCCGGTGATCGCCCGGCGCATGGCCGAGCGCGGCCGCGTCGTGGCATCGGACGAAAACCGCGCGGTACAGGAGGGGGGCCGCCCCGATCCTGCTGAGATCAAGGCTAAAGCCGAGGCGGAAGCCAAGGCGGAAGCGGGAGCCAAGGCCGAGGCGGACGCCCAGAAGAACGCGGGCTCAAAATGATCGGCATCGAAGATCCCGGCGATCACGATCTTTTCACCGACCCGGAGGTGTTCGGCGATCTCGCGCAGTACACGCCGCAGGGCGGTGCCCTGATCGAGGTGCCGGGCATCTTCACCGCCGCGCATGCGCGCGTGCTCGACGGGGCGGGGCCGGGGGTTTCCTCGGTCTCGCCCGTCTTCGCGATTTTCGAGGATGCGCTGCCCGAAAGCCCCGCGCAGGGCGACACGCTCGATCTGCGCGGGCAGAGCTGGCGGGTGGCGGATCTGGAACCTGACGGCACCGGTATGGTGCGTCTTATCCTGGAGAGACTGTAATGTTGAAAGGCAAGGATGGCGTGGTGAAATTCGGCACGCCCGTGGCGGCGGTGCTCGCCGTGCAGAGCTGGAACCTGGACCCGCAGGCCGATGAGGTCTCGGGCTGGGGCATGGGCGATGAATGGGAGGAGAGCTTCGCCACGATCAAGCGCTACTCGGGCTCGGTCGAGGTCTATCTCAACCCCGCTGACGCGGCGGTGCCCGATCTGGCGGAAACCGTGGCGGTGGAGCTTTTCCCCGGCGGCGAGACCACGGGCAGCGGCTTTTTCTCGGGCAATGTGGTGATCACCGGCAAGGCCATGTCCGGCTCGAAAGACGGCATCCCTACCATGACACTCAACATCAAGGGCACCGGTGCCCTGACAGAATCGACGGTGGTGTGATGGCTAATGCACTCGAGGCGCTCAAGGCGCATTACGCGCGGATGCGGTCGCAGAAAATGGCCGTGCCCGAAATCACCGATCCCGAAACCGGCGCACCCCTGGTGGTTTACTTCGACCCGCCGACGAATGCGCAGGCGCAAATGGTGCAGGCACGTGCCGGGGGGTCTGACGGGCGGCTCACACTCTACACGGTGATCTATCTGGCCAAGGATGCTGAGGGCAAGCGACTGTTCGAGGATGATGCGCCCACCGTCAAGGCGCTCTCGGAGGATGTCGATGGCGGGGTGCTGGCGCGGATCGCCGCCCGGATCATGGGGCGCACATCGCCCGAAGATCTGGGAAACTGATCGAGGCGCAGTCCGATCTGCGGTTTCTCTATCGCCTCGCCCTGACCCTGGGCAAATCCCTGGGCGAGGTGATGGAGATGCCGATGGAGGAGGTCTCGGGCTGGGCCGCGTTTCTCGACTGGCAGAGCAAACAGAAAAAGAGGTGAGAGATGGGGCTGCGCGATCTGTTCTTCGCGATCACGGCAAGCGACAAGACCGGCGGCGCGTTCGGATCGGTCAACCGCAACCTGCGCACCACCGAGGGGCTATCGGCCAGCGTGAGCGAGCGGCTGGGTCGTGCGGGCGGGGCAATGCAGCGTTTTGGCGCGCGCGGTTCGGTGGCCAGCGCCGGTGTGGTGGCGGTGTTTCGCGACTCGCTTTCACTCTTCGATCAGCAGGAGCGCGCCGAGACCAAGGTCGCGCAGGCGATCAAGACCACGGGCGGCGCGGCCGGGTTCACCGCCGATGAGCTCTTTCGCCAGGCCAGCGCGCTGCAGGCCGTCACCCGCTTTGGCGATGAGGATATCCTGGGCAATGTCACCGCGCAGCTGCTGACCTTCACGAATGTGAGCGGCACCGCCTTCGAGCGCGCCCAGGAGCTGGTGCTCGATTTCGTCGCGACAACGGGGCGCGGCGCGCTCGACACCTCGATCCAGTTCGGCAAGGCGCTCAACGATCCGGTGAAGGGCCTGACGGCGCTGTCGCGCGCGGGCATCCAGTTCAGCGATGCACAGAAAGACCTGATCAAGGATATGGTCGCGGTGGGCGATGTCGCGGGGGCGCAGGCGCTCATCCTTGATGAGCTCGAGACGCAATATGGCGGCCAGGCCCGCGCGGCGCGCGAGGCAGGCACCGGCGTGGTCGATGCCTTTTCAAACAGTTTCGGCGATCTCAAGGAAATCGTCGGCGGGGTCTTTTTGCAGGATGTGCTGCCGCCGATTGTGGATGGCATGCAGAGCGTGGTCACCTCGTTCCAAACGCTTGATGAGCCGACCCAGCGTTTCATCACCCTGATCGGCCTCGCCGCCGTCGCGGTGCCACCGCTGACCGCCGCGCTGGGCCTGCTGGTTTCGGGCATGGCGGCGTTGGGCGGGCCGGTCACGCTGGCGATTGCCGGGGTCGCGGCCATCACCGCGGGGGTCGTCGCCTTCTGGCCCGAGCAGGAAAACGCCGCGAAGGCCACCGACCAGCTCACCGGCGCGCTGGGTGACGAGATCACGCAATCGCAGCTCTTGTCCGGGGTGCTGGGCGGCAGCACGACCATGTCGGTCGACGCCGCCCGCAAGAAGCTCTCGGAGGCGCGGGCCCGGCAGGAGAACGTCAAGGCGATCATCGCCGAGAACCGCGCGCTGAAATTGCAGAGCACCGATTACCAGGCCCTGCTTTCGGATATCTCGGACACCGAGGATGCGCTCAATTCGCTTGGCTTCCCGGCGATAGACGCGGCGACGCCGATCAACGCCGAGGCATTCGAGCAGACGCAAAAGCGCCTTGCCGATCTGCGCGTTCAACAGCAGGACTTTCTCAAGGCGGGTGAGGAGTTCGACGCGCAGCTCAGGCGCACCGAGGAAAACATCGCCACGCTCGAGGCTGCGCTGGCAAGTTCATCGGGCGGCGTGGTCAAGTTCGGCGGCGATATCGTCACGCCCATCGAGCCCACGAACCGGCTGTCGGATGCGCTGGCCGGTCGCGGCGGCGGCACGGCTCCATCGCTCAAGGACTCGATCAAGGATGTCGAGGGCGCGCTCGACAATCTCGGGCAGACGGGCGCGTTCGGCACGATCCGGTCGGAGCTGCGCGGGCTGATCGTAGAGGGCGGAAACTGGCGCGATGCCTGGGATAGCGTCATCGGATCGGTGGCCGACCGGGCGCTCGATCCGGTCTGGGATGCCCTGTCGAACAGCCTGCAAAAGGCGGTGCCGGGCGCGGCGGGCGGCGGCCCGGCGGCCGCAGGCGGCGGCGGGTTCTTCGCAGGCCTGAGCGGTCTGATCGGCAACGTGCTGGGCTTTGACGATGGCGGTGCCTTTACTGTCTCGGGACGTGCGGGCACCGACCGCAACCTCGCCACCGTGCGGCTGAGCGAGGGCGAGGAGGTGCAGGTGACGCGGCGCGGCGACGCAGGCCGCGGGCCGGTGATCAACGTCACGATCCAGACACCCGACCCGGCCGCCTTCAAGGCCAGCCGCGCGCAGATCGGGCGGCAGCTGGGCGCGGTCGTGGCCGCCGGGCAGAGGGCCTCGTGATGGCGCATCTGGACATTCATTTCCCGCGCGATATCGCGCAGGGCTGCCAGGGCCTGATCGAGCGGCGCGACGAGATCGTGCAGCTCGCCTCGGGACGTGAGGAGAGCAATCAGCGCTGGGTCGATTCGCGGCGATCCTGGTCGGGCGGTCTCGCGATCCGCAAGGCGGCCGATCTGGCAGCCGTGGTCGAGGTGTTCGAGGAGGCGCGCGGACGTGCAAACAGCTTTCATTTCCGCGACTGGCTCGATCACCGATCCGCGCCGCACGGGGCACCGATCACCGCCAGCGATCAGCCCATCGGCCAGCCCGCCGCTACCGGCACGCTTTACGAGGTGGGCGCAGGCGATGGCGCGCGGCGCGAGTTCCAGTTGGTCAAGCGGTACGGCGCGGCCAATCCCTACCTGCGCCCCATCGCCCTGCCCGACCCGGCCAGCCTGCGCGTCGCGGTGGACGGTGCTGAGACCACGGCTTTCGCGCTCGCCAGCCCCGGTGGGCGGATCACGTTTGACGTGGCCCCGCCGCCGGGCGCGGTGCTAACGGCCGGGTTCGAGTTCGATGTGCCGGTGCGGTTCGAGACGGCCAATCTCGCGGTGAGCTGGGCCTATTTTCGCGGGCAGGACGGGCTGGGCGAGGTGCCGGATTTCACGCTGATCGAGGTCCGGCTCGACGGGGAGGCTGCGTGATGGATGCGTTTGCGCAGGCCCTGGCCAGCGGCTCGACCCGGCTGGCCCGGCTGTTCCGGGTCGAGCGGCGCGACGGCATGGTGCTGGGCTTCACCGATCACGACCGCGATATCACCCGCGATGGCGTGATCTTTCGCGCCGCCGCGGCCCTTACCGCGTCGGAAAGCGCGGCCGTGCTGGGGCTGGCCCCCGATGAGCTCGATGCGGCGGGAGCCCTGTCGGATGACGCGATCACCGAGGCCGATCTGGCCGCCGGGGCCTATGACGCAGCAGAGGTCGAGATGTGGGAGGCCGATTGGTCCGCCCCGGCCGTGGCGCGGCTGATCGGGCGGTTCACCATCGGCGAGGTGGTGCGCGGCCCGGTGGCCTTCACCGCCGAGCTGCGCGGGATCACCGCCGCACTCGCCCGCCCGCAAGGCCGGGTGCATTCGAACATGTGCGACGTGGCGCGGCTGGGCGATGCCCGCTGCAGGCTCGATCTCGACGCGGGTGGCTGGCGATTGGCGGGCACGGTCGAGGCGGTGCATGAGCTCGAGGTTGCCCTGTCGGGGATCGACGTCGAGGGCGGTTTCTTCAATCGCGGCCTCCTGCGCTTCACCTCGGGGGCGGTCACTGGTGCCGAGATCGATATCCGCCTGTCGCAGCGCGAAGGATCTGCACTGCGGCTTTCGCTCTGGCGGGTGCTGCCCGAGGGGGTGGCAGTGGGCGACGCGGTCGAGGTGGAGGCGGGCTGCGACCGGTCCTTCCTGATGTGCCGGGACCGCTTCGCCAATCAGCTCAATTTCCGGGGCTTTCCGCTCATGCCCGAGGAATCCTTTGCGGGCGAATATGCGGTCACGGGCGAGCCCGATCAGGATGGAGGGTCGCGCTTTGGCTGAGCAGGCAGACAGGCGGGCGGTGATTGCGGCGGCGCTGGCCTGGCGGGGCACGCCCTGGCACCGGGCGGCCAGCCTCCGCGGGGTGGGATGCGATTGCGTGGGCCTGATCCGGGGCGTGGTGCGCGACGTGACGGGCGTGGATATCCCCGCCCCGCCATGGTCGCCCGACTGGCCCACCGCCACGCCCGAGCCGCTTATCGCGGCCGCGCGGCGCTGGCTCCTGCCACTCGATCCGGGTGCCGCGCATCCCGGCGATGTGGTCACCCTGCGGCTCGGGCATCTGCGCGCGGCGCATGCGGGCATCCTGGTGCCGGGCGGAATCGTGCATGCGACCGAGCGCGCGGGCGTGGTGCGCGTGAGCGTGCCGCCGGGGCGCGGCATCACCACCGCCTGGGCCATACCGGCCGCACCGGAGGAGGGCTGAGCCATGGCGACATTGCTTTTCGCAGCGGCAGGATCAGCCATCGGCGGGGCCATCGGCGGCTCGGTGCTGGGCGTCTCGGCGGCGGTGATCGGACAGGCGGCGGGCGGCATCGTCGGGCGCGTGATCGACAACGCGCTGTTCGGCGGGCTGCCCTCGGTCAGCCGCGAGGGGCCACGCCTCGAGTCGGTGCAGGTGATGACCGCTCAGGAAGGCGTACCGCTGACCGATCTGGCGGGCCGGTCCAAGATCGGCGGCACCGTGATCTGGGCGACCCGTCTGCGCGAGGAGACGCGCGTGAACCGCGACCGCGTGGGCAGCGGCAAGCAGAAACAGACCGTCACGACCACCAGTTTCGAGTATTTCGCGAGCTTCGCGGTGAGCCTCGGTGAGGGGCCGGCCGCGCATCTGGGGCGCATCTGGGCCGATGGTCGGCTGTTCGATTTTTCCGACATGATCGCCGAGGGGCGGCTCCGGTTCTACACCGGCTCGGAGGATCAGCTGCCCGACCCGCTGATCGAGGCTGTCGAGGGGCCGAGCCCGGCGTTTCGCGGCACCGCCTATCTGGTGTTCGAGGATCTGCCGCTCGAGGATTTTGGCAACCGCGTGCCGCAGATCACCGCCGAGGTCTGGAGCGCGCCGGGCGAGATGGAAGCCCTTGTGCGCGGGGTCAACGTGATCCCCGGCTCGACCGAATGGGGCTACAGCCCCGCGCCGGTCAACGCGGTGAGCCGCGGCAGTTTTGGCGAGGTTGTCGAGGAATTCCCCGAGAATAACCACCGGTTCAAGACGGTCAGCGACTGGTCGCTGTCGATGGACATGCTGGGTGATCTGCTGCCGAACGCGGGCACCGTGAGCCTGATTGTGGCGTGGTTCGGCACCGATCTGCGCGCCGGGCTCTGCGAGATCAAGCCGCGCGTCGAGAACAAGGAAAAGGAGACGCAACCGGCCTGGGCGGCGGCGGGCCTCACCCGCGCCACGGCCGAGCTGGTGGGCCAGGTGGGCGATGCGGCCGCGTTCGGGTCGGCCCCGGCGGATGCCAGCGTGATCGGGGCAATCACCGATCTGCGCGCCCGCGGGTATCGCGTGGTGTTCTATCCGTTCATCATGATGGATATTCCCGGCGATGCCGCCCTGCCCGCGCCGGATGGCCAGGGCATGCAGGGCGCGTTTCCCTGGCGCGGCCGGATCGCGCCCCGCGCGGGCGAGGATGTGGCCGCCGAGATCGCCGCTTTCATGGGTGATGGTGCGAGCGACTGGCGCTTTCGCCGGTTCATCCTGCACCTGGCCGATCTCGCGGCCCAGGCGGGCGGCGTCGATGCCTTCCTGATTGGGTCCGAGCTGCGCGACCTGACCATGGCCCGCGCCGCTGATGAAAGCTATCCTTTCGTCGACGCGCTGCGCGGTCTGGCAGGCGAGGTGCGCGGCGTGCTGGGGCCTCAGACCCTAATCAGCTATGCCGCCGACTGGTCGGAATATCACTCGCACCGGGTGGGTGGGGATGTGCGGTTTCACCTCGATCCGCTCTGGGCGGATGCGCAGATCGATTTCGTGGGGATCGACAATTACCTGCCCATGTCGGATTGG